AAAGGCATCATTAGATAATCCGTTATTGTAATGAAGCTATCGGACAGCACTTCCATTTCTCTCCCGGCACGTAACTTACTAGCCATACTCGCAGCCGTAGCGATTGGAACTATGTCATATTTTTCTGTGATTGAGCGTTTAAATAAAATTGAGACTACATTGCAGTTGATGGAAAAAGATTTAGAAGCAGCAAATACTTTTATTGATTCTGTCCCCAAAGGTGGCATGGTCAGTCCACAGGTCCAGGAGCTCTACATGTTGGTCGAGTACCTGGGTGAGAACGTAGATAAACTAAAAGAACAGATGGAAGCAGAGATACCAATGATACTTAAGAATGATATGGTCATACAGTTTCACGAGGAGAGATTGATAGACCTGGAGGAAAGAAAGAATGGAAACCATTAAAGTTGTGTTTGCAATACTCATGATACAAAATGGTTCGACCATAGAAATGGTGCCTACTGAAGGGCTTACAGATTGTTTAAAACAAAAACGCATTATTTCACGCAACATAGGCGAAGAACAAGACGGCATATACATGCAGTGTAAAGAGGTTACGGCTTCTCTGTATGAAGACATGGGGAGATTAAAGATAAAGAAAATTATTGAATGAACTTAGTAGGATTTGGACTTACTCTCCATGATAGCTCAGTAGCTGCATACAAAGACGGTAAGTTTTTATATAGGAAAGCAGAAAGGCAGTTTAACAGAAAACATGCCCACGGTAATATTGAATGGGCAAAGTCTGTTCTAAATGACTGGGGTATTGAAAACTGTGAGTCTACCTGGTCTTCATGGTTGACTGGCAAAAACCAACAAAAATTAATAGACGGAGATAAATTAGACCATCACTACACTCATGCTTTGTCTTCATCTATAAAGTTTGATGTAGATCTTGTTTTAGATTTTGGAGCTAAAGGCCCTGCAGATAACGAGCAACAGCATGATTTTTATAATGGCATGTTGAAAGTACATGGCAGACATGTGGAGAGATACAAAGAATATCCTGTGCCTAATGTTTTATGTAGCGTTCTAAACTCAACTTCTTTTGATCACGAAATAAAAGCTAGACAGTTTATGATGGACTGCATGGCCAATAATAAGTTTGCAGAGTTTTGTGACAAAGTTATGGAGACTGGTAAAGAACCAGACAACTGGGTTGATTTTGTTAGCGGCATAGATATCCCAGGAAAGATCATGAGTTTACAATCATACGGTATTCCTGACACTGAAAAGATAGATTCTTGGATGCCATTAAAATTTAGAAATCTTGCTGTGATATCAGAAATTAACCACACACTACCAAACAAAGTAGACCCTAACTTAATAGCTACGGTGCATAAATTTTGTGAAGAAACTGTTATGCAAAAAGTTCCACACATGCCTTTTTCTTATTCTGGTGGCGTAGCCCAAAACGTAGTTTTTAATCGTGCTATGTTAGATAGAGGGCATTCACCTCATATAGATCCTTGGGCTTACGATGGCGGGTGTAGTATTGGAGCCTTAAATTATTTACTGGATAAACACAATATAGAGAGGACAGCTGATTGGGTGCAAGACGATGAAGCACCAACAGATGAACCCGACGGACAAACTATATCCATAGTAGCTGATCTTATAGCGCAAAACAAAGTAGTTGGTTGGTATCAAGGCAATGGAGAAGTGGGCCCACGTGCATTAGGTAATCGTAGTATATTATTTAATCCTACAAACAAAGAAGCTAAAGAAAAAGTTAATAAAATAAAACAAAGAGAATGGTGGAGGCCGTTTGGTGCTAGCGTGTTAGAAGACAAAGCTGACAGGTTTTTTGATTTACCTGTTAGTAGACACATGTTGTTTAATTCTAATGTCCTGTATTCAGGCATACCTGGAGTAACTCACATTGATGGCACATGCAGACATCAAACTGTCCCTGACAATGACACACCTCTTTATTGGTTACTCAGTTATGTAGAACACGAGATAGGTGTACCTGTTTTATTAAACACTTCTTTAAATCAAAAAGGCAAACCTCTTTGTTCTACAATAGAACAAGCTATTCAATTATTTAAAAACACAGACATGGATGCTTTGTGTGTAGGGAATACGCTGTATCAAAAATGATTACTTGTCTTGTAAATCCGTCCCGATGTGGCAGCACTTGGTTACAACATATTATAGATATGCACTTTCAACTTACGGGATTGAATGATTATTCGATGGAGTATGAGATTATAGATCATGCTAACGGCATTGAAGTTATAAAAAACCCACCAACAAAAAACTTTTTATTTAAGTATCAATACCTGTACGCAAACAAACCTTTATTTGGTGCAGATAAGTATATTGTTTTAGATCGTAGAGACTTACATGCTTGGTGCTATTCGTCTTACATGTCTTTTCAAAACCATCACCCACATGGAAAAGCGCCAGAGTTTCAAACTTTTGATCATGGCACTTTTAAAACTCATGAAAAAGCTATGATGAAATTAAGGAGAGAATCATGGGAACCAGAGAAAGCCAGGTTAATAAGCCACGGTGCAATATCCTTGGTTTATGAAGACATAAGAGATTTATCTTCTACAGAAATATTAAAATTATGTGGCTACGAGGACGCTACAGAGTTTGATGTAAACGAATTATATTTCAGAGGAGAGACTAGACTAGAGCCAGTTTGGTCTTGTAAAAGAAAGTAAATTAACTTAATATTACGCTATGGGATTACCCAAACAACTATCAGAACAGCAAAAGAAATTTGCAGAACTATTGGTATACAATGAAGGACGTAAGACACCTACAGAATGTGCTATTGAAGCAGGCTATGCAGAAGGCAGCGCTCACGTGCGCGCGTCTGAGCTTCGTAATCCAAACAAGTTTCCACTCGTTGTTAAATATATCGGAGAAATCAGATCAGAAGTACAAAAGAAATATGAGGTTACTTTTGAGAAACACATCACAGAACTCGGCCGTATACGCGAAACAGCTTTATCTAAAGGAGCTTTCTCGGCAGCTGCGAATGCAGAAGTGGCAAGAGGAAAAGCAGCAGGACTCTACATTGAACAAAAAATAAGTTTAACAGGCAAGATAGAGGACCTGTCATTAGAAGAATTAGAAAGTAAAATGAAAAAAATATACGACGACAATAAAGTATTAATAGAAGGAGAGTATACAGTTGGCGAAGAAAAGTAAGCTGTATAGTGAGCATATTGCAGGACCGAAGAAGAGAACTTCGATCGGACAAAGCGTCAGGTCACGACCGAAGAATAAACACAAACGACGTAATTATAAAAAATATAGAGGACAAGGTAAGAAACGATGATGTTTTGTTATAAAGATCCTGGGTCAAATGCCCCAGCAATAGTGATGGACGATGTTTTTGACAAACAATTGTTAAATAACATGATAAAAGAAATTCAGGAAAAAGTACCTCCCCAAAAAGCGGAGCATATGAGTGAGGGAGAATTAACTACCCAGAAAGATACACGTAATTCTACTGTGAGATGGTTTATGGACGCTGGCTTTGAAAGTATTTTACGACAAAGCATTGACGTAGCGAACTACGTTGCTGGTTGGCGTTACGATATAGTAAAACCAGAAATGTTACAATTTACAGAATACAACATAAACGGCCACTATAATTGGCACACCGATGGCCAGGGAGACCATAATTCAACCAGAAATTGGTCCATAGATGAAAAACCAAAAGATTTAAGATCAACCAAAGACCCTCTCTTATTAGGCACTGTAAGAAAAATAAGCGTTAGTGTTATATTGAATGACGACTACGAGGGAGGTGATCTTGAATTTATGGAACTAGGTGATTATGGAAAAATAATTACTACCAGTGTAAAACCTAGAATTGGAACATGTATTATTTTCCCTTCTTTTGTAAATCATAGAGTATCCCCTGTTACAAAAGGCACTAGATATTCTGTAGTCGCATGGTACGGAGGGCCTCCTTTTAAATGATTAGTAGACATTGGTATGATACAAAAAAACTAATCCAGGTCTTGGAGAAATTTAACGAAAGTGAAGAGGGTAAACACGCA